GACGCAATCTTCACGATAAGCCATCAACTAGATGAAACTTATTATGAGGTAACAAACTGTCCTTTCTGCGGTGCAGAAATAGAACATGATGACCAGGACGATGACGACGAAGAATTGTCCTAAGTGCGGTATTGAACATAAAAAGCCCGGGAAGTTCTGCTCTCGGGCTTGTGCTAACTCCAGAGAATGGAAAGATGAGCACAAACAGTTATTCTCTGAGCGGCAAGCAGCCTATATGGCAAGAGAAGAATCTGAAGAACACAGAGCAAAGAAGTCTATACAAACTAAAATGCTTGTTAAAGCTGGCATTATGGGTACAGGAGAAGCAACAGAAGATCCTGAAGATGTGATGACAAATCCAGATGATTATTTCTTCGTTCCGCCAAGGGATGAGGGAGATAACTTTTCCGATGGAAACGACTACTGGGAGACCGTATAAATACTAATTTAAATTGGTATTTAAATGTGGTTATATAAGAATAAAGAATTAGAAGTAATTCCAGATGATGCATATGGGTATGTTTATCTGATTACTAACACTATTACTAATCGTAGGTATATAGGTAAAAAACTATTTTGGTTTAGAAAAACTAAAGTAGTTAAAGGTAAAAAGAAAAGATTAAAGGTAGAATCAGATTGGAGAGATTATTGGTCTTCATCTGATGAGTTAAAAGCTGATGTATTAAAGCACGGCGAAGATAATTTTGTTAGAGAAATATTGCACATATGTCCAAATAAAGGATTATGCAATTACCTTGAAGCTAGGGAGCAGATGGATAGGAGAGTATTGGAATCGGAAGATTATTATAACGGTCAGATACAATGCAGAATTCATCGTACTCATATTAAAAACTTAAAAAGTTAAAGGGGACAAAATGTTAGATACCTTATTTTGGATAGGAATTGGCGCATTCGTTGGTTGGAATTTTCCTCAACCTTTTTGGGCAAAGGCAATTCAAGCAAAGATGCAAGAAACGTTTAGCAAAAAATGAAACCGACAATTGCTATTTTTGTAAAACATCCAGAATGCTCATTGGATTCTGCGAATGGTATAAGAATAGCATTGTCTTCAGAATATAATGTTAGAACATTTTCAGTAGGCGATATTAAACCTAGTTTGTTTACGGGTTTAGATGTTATTGCTTTTCCTGGTGGTATAGGAGATGCAGACAAATATTATAATTTTATTGGTCGCAAAGCCGGTAATATGATTGAAGATTTTATTGACGATGGCGGACATTATCTTGGCATTTGTATGGGTGCTTATTGGGCAGGCCATCATTACTTGGATATACTAGACGGAGTAAAATGCGAACAGTATATAAAAAGAAAAACCAGCGATATAAAACGCAGTTACAGTACAATCGCAACTGTCAATTGGAATGGGCAATCAGAAGATATGTTCTTTTATGATGGGTGCGCATTAATTGGTGACGAGAGAAAATTTAAAACTATTGCTCGATATTGTAATGGTGATCCAATGGCAATAATTCAAAATAGAATAGGTATCATAGGTTGCCATCCTGAGAGCACTAAACACTGGTACGAAAAACCCTACGAATACATTAATAAATATTGGCACAAGGGATCTCATCACGATCTATTATTAGATTTTACTAATACACTAATACAAAAATGATAATTAACGGCGGAATAGTTTTAACTCAAGGTATGTTGCTCGCGCCAGGGCCTTTGCCTGCAAGTATAAGTGCGCCATTAGTATTTGATTTGGATGCTGCTAATTTTTCTGCAGCACCGATCACTGGTTCAAAAGATGCTACAGGAACTTATACACTAACAGTGAATAATTCAAGTTCTACAATTGGTTGGAGTAGCAGCAATGGAGGTATGTTTACCAAAAGCGCTAGCACAGCAACAGATAATATTGTAGTAGGCCCCAATACTACCAATGCAAATTATTCCGTATTCATGGCATATCAACCACAAAACATTTCTAGTGGCGGGCAAGGACGAATATTATCTACAAACTCTGGACAAGATTGGTTACTAGGAACTTATGCGCCCGCTCCGGGAAGCGGAACAGTTTATATGAATGTATACTATCCAGGCAGTGAGGTTTGGTTATCGCACGATCCTGCAGATGCAAACTGGCATTTTATCTGGGCAACATATAATTATACTACCGGTGTTGCAAATCTTTATATTGCATCATCTACAGTTAATAATACAATAGGGCCAAATGCAGTATATAAAACAACAACTTTTTCTGCCAGTAGTAATAGAGGATTTAATCAGTTTCTACTATGGTGCAGACCGGGGCCAAGCGAACCGGGTCAAGCAAATATTGGTTTTATTAAATCATATAGCGGGCCATTAACACTTACAGATATACAAAATCTGTGGTCTCAATATCATAATAGATTTGGAATTTAAATGATAATTCAAAATGTTACTTTTATAAACGGAAGCACATTGAGCCCATCTTCGACAGTGCAAGTATCTGCAATAGGATCTATTGCAAGTACAGTAAGTCCCACGTTAAATGGTACTACTACAACTAGTAGTAATCCATATTCAGGTATAACTGCAAATAGTTATAATATGAATGGCACAAGTAACTATCTTAGTATACCTGCTAGCTCAAATTGGGCATTTGGTACTGAAGATTTTACTGTGGAATGGTGGCAATATATGACAAGTCAACCTTCAAATCCTCGAGTATTTGCTGTAGGAAATTATCCTTCCACTTCTATCGGTGTCAGTATTGAAGGGGGTACTTTTTATGTTTGGGAAGTTAATGGTTATAGATTCAGTTTTTCTCTAACATCTTATTTAAATAATTGGATACATTTTGCAATATCTAGAGTAAATAATGTTACTTCGATATATAGGAATGGTACTAGAATAGGAGCATCTTATTCTGATAACAATAATATTACAAATAGTACCACATCTCTCAGTATTGGCCAAGAAAGTACCGCATCATCTAACAGTTACTTCCCGGGATACATAACTAGTTTTAGAATATGTAAGGGACTAGGTGTTTATACTGGCATTTTTACTGTGCCTACAAGCCAATTAGGACAAACTCAAAGCGCAAATCCATACGGTGGCGCCAACACTTCAGTGATCACAAACCAATGTGTTCTATTATTAAACCCTTAGGATTTTATTATGGATTTTTTTGAAATACTATTAGCAATTGCATTTTTCTTTTTGATAGTAAATTACATATCAACCACACGCAGAAGAGTGATGTTCATGTATAAAATGCATGAAGCTATGGAACAGACCAGGGAACAGATTAGATTATGCTCTATAGAAAAGCACGGAGACATACTCTATCTATGGTCAAAAGATGGAAATACCTTTATTACTCAAGGTAGAACATTGGATGAGATTAGAGCAAATTGTCTAACTTATTTTCCAGAAGATAAGTTTATTATTGAAGATTCGCAAAACTTACTTGAACCCACACCATCAGTGTAGATATAAAGCATACTATCATAAAAGGTAGTATTGTTTTTAATTTTTTTATCATGTAAATATCTTTGGTTCTTTACAACCAATTACTTTATCTAAAATATCAATAGTGTCCATGATATAACCTTTGTGCATGATGGCAATACCGTTGCCCTTCTCATGCCAATCGACGATGTTTGAATACTTGTCGTCAATTAAGATATCTCCCGGGCGGCACCATTTCCATTTATCAGTACTGAATGGCCCAAAGTTTACCACAAACCCTGGGAAGTATTTAGCAACCCATTCCTTTTTATCTTCCATAGCATATGGAACAGTATCTTTTCTTGGGATTGCTGTTAGGAACTCTACATTATACTTCGGAGTAATACCTTTACAGTATCCAACCAAAGTAGTAGCACCTTCCATTAAAGGAAGATTGTAATAAAGTCTATACTCGGCGGCAATAAGTTTCCATTCTTCGGGCGATATACTTCTATCAGTCCAAAGGACCGTCCTGCCTAGTATCTTACTAACGTGTTCACTGAAGCCTGCTACGACTTCGTCTAAATCAATATAAATTGTGTTCATATAATTTTTCTTAAAATTCTTACTTGTTCATCTGGCATAATACAAACTCGTGCTATAATTTCTGTATATAAAGTAATTGGATTATCTTTTAAATTAATCTCAATCAAATTATTATCCAACATATAAAGCGCAATTTGGTTTGCAATATTTTGTTTTATAAATCTTTTTAAATCTGAATCACTATTTGCTCTTGCAATTGTGTGAGAAGAAAGTTGTTCTCTGTAAACAACAAGTTTACCCCCGACTGGAATGTTTACTGTTTTTATATTCATATTAATTCAATGGATCATTTGAATGATAATACATAAACAATTTTAGATAGTAATCAAATTGCGCAGGATAATGTACGGGAGAAGGTATCTTATCGCCAAACACTTCCTTCATCTTTTTAGCAATAAGTTGCAATTGTTCCTCAGTTACATTATCCATGTATTCTCATTATCCTATTATAATTTTTTCTACTCTCTTCTAGATTAAAAGAAGATTCTACATTGGTTATTTCTTTTAATACGGGATGCAGTAATTTGGCATTCAATCTTTTAGACATTGTTTCAATAACAACATTCGCATCTTTACCTGCTCTAATTTCTTTTAGAGCTTTGTCTAATTCTTTAGATTGTACGTGCTCTATCCAGCCACTCATTTAAAGTAGCGGTTAATGGTAAGTAGTTTTGCCTCGCATTGAACCATTGCTTCCAATTCTTTATTGAATGCCCCCATAATATCTGAAGAAGCATTTCCCAATGGATGGCTAATTACAATCTCAGCATTGATCCGATGACCCTCTAATTCAGCCTCAATCCTACGTTTTGTTGCTGTAATGATTTCACTTCTAAAATCCATAGTATTCCTAGTATTCTTCTAATCGACGTTTAATGTCTTTGTGTTTAACTACGATAATGTTTCTAACGACACCATCGTTTTTGATAGGTAGATCAAGATGTATTGTTACTTCAGGTCCATCATTTTCATTGACAAATCTATCATTGCCTACACTACCGATGAAAGGTATCTTGTTATAATAACCGAATACCCTATCACCGATATCATAAGTATGCTTGTAGGCCCTGGCCTCAAAATAATTAGTTTGCCATCCCATCTTTAGCTTTCCAAACATCAATTGATTCTGTCAATGCTTGCTCAACAAATTCATTGAATGTGATATCCAAAGTATGAGCAGCCTTCATCATAATCAGTAGTTCGTCATCTGGAATATCGATAGACATCAGAACTCTTGTATCATAATCTGTGCCATGGATAATAGCGTGTGCTTTTTCAGCAAAGTCTGAGTACATATCCAAATCAATAAACTTCACATCATCATATGCAGCATCTTCAATGCCTCTAACTTTACACTCGTCAAAATACAAATCTTTAAATGTTTCGTTAAAGATACGATATGAACGATTGTTGATAAAGTCATGCGCTTCCATGACAAATACGGTTTGATCTTTAGTATCATAGATCACAGATACATCATATTTGTCTAGCACGCTGCTAGTTAGAGTATATGCATTGTCGCCGAAACAACGCCACATATATTTAGAACCTTCTCCAATTTTATATTCAACCAATTCAAAATAATCTTGTAATGTCATAGTGTATCCTATTTGTTGTTTATCAAGTCCTGCATATCTTTAAGCAATGGGCGCATCTCATCCTTAACAGTAGCCTCAATCATTCTTGCGAATAATTGCACTGCATCATAATCAAATGATGTTCCGTCGCATGCTAGTCCAGCTTGTATTGCCATTTCATCAATTTTCTCGTTCGTCATCTATTTCCTCATCTATAATCTCAGCATCTTCTAACTTAACTATATTAAGGTACCCGGCTGGCTCTCTGCTCATGTAACAATCATCGTACTCCCGTACATAAGGAACTACTTCACCTACAAGTTTACTGTACCACATTAAAGAATCCGAGCATTTAAGAATCTTTAATGATCGTTTAATTACTGGTAGTTTGAGAGTAGGGGCTTCCATATCTTCAATCTGAGTTTTGCGCCAGCCTTGTGCCATAATATTAGAAACTTAAAATAGATTTTTTCTGATTAAGCATTGAAACAACTTTGTCAAGTGGTTCAGTTACTTCCCATGTACCGTGTGGAGGACAGAAGATAAAGGTGCGGAGTTCCGTCACTTCATCTACAGTTACCTCACTAGAGTGAATGGTAGCAATCAAATCTGAATTGATTGCGATTTTGTTTCCGCGATGCGCAGCGGTTGCGTTTGTCAAAGTAATATACATTTTATTCCCAAGTTCTATGTGTTTCTGTAATGTGTTCACACCCGTCGTATTCTTCAATATACCATTCTACGTCATCGGGTATTTCCACAACTTTTAAATCGGCATAAGCTCCGCTGGCCATATGTTTCAACTCCTCGACAACTTGTACAAGATACTTGTCGTCACGATCAAGATTGCCTTCATAGAAAAAGTGAGCATTATCTACACGACCTTCTTCATAGAAAAAAGATGCCCCATTTTTAGTTTCAGTCTTAACGAGATTCAACCCAGCAAGCTCACCATACCGAACTACAGCATCATCGGATAACCCGAATCCGCCATAGCATTTATTTATAACGATTTTTTTCATACTATTTTACCTAACACTTTGTAGATTAATTTATCCAACTCTGTTTGGTAATCGTTGTTACCCATTCGACGCTTCATCCAGATTTGTTCTACAAGAGAGTTTATACTATTATCACTTGGCAATGAATCTCGAAGTTCCAATTCTTCAATCAATTCTTCAGTATCGAAATCGCTAAGATCAACATCAACTTCTGCAGTAATAGTTTTATAGCCCATTATACAATCTCCTCAACGATTCCAAGAATCTCTGCTAAAATTAGCAACCAACCTGTTAAGACAAACGATCCCATAATAAGAGCAGCACCTGCTCCAATTCGTATAGCGCTCTTCATAATGCTGACATAAAAATGTCCGCGACTTGTGTCTTTTGGTTGTATTTCAATCTTATCAAAATCAATCATAGCATTTGCCTATTTAGTTTAGATTCAAGAAATGCAATGCGACGTTCGGTTGCTGCATTAGCTTCATCGTCAAGTTCTCCTCGGATCTCACACAAATGAATTAACTCATTCATAATAGATTCGTTAGTTTGGTCTACTTCGCGTAGCTCGATTTGTTTATTCTGTTTCATCATCTGCTCCAATATTAATTGTTACACCCTTAACACTATCATATCGAAAGCTGCGCCAAGCATTAGCTTCCAAATCATAAACTGCAAGTGCTTCTTCGCTCACCTTGCGAATTTTTTCTTTTTTGTTTTCTTCAATTGCTAGTCCGGGAACCAGCTCAGGATCTAGTGTGCAAAGCATTTTACGCTCTGCTCCATCTTTCTTAATGAACTCTACAGTTGCAGAGCCTGTCTTCAAGATAGATTTGATCCAAATCTTAAATGCGATATAGTCTTCGTCAGACAATGTCGTTGAGAATGTCTTTTCTAAAGTATCAGTCACATGATCTCCATTAATTAGTTATGCTATATTGTAGCACACTCTACTCTGCGTGTCAAGCAATTTTTATCCATTTGATAAACTTATTGTGTATTCAACACTGGCGAATACTCAGCAATCAGTTCTCGCTCTAAATTATGAGCAGGAGTCTTGCCACGAACAATTGCTAGCTCTTGTGCGAGAAATGATTCAGCGCCAAACTCTCTGATTGCTTTACATAATGCCCAAGAACGATTCTCAGTACGAGCTCGTTGAACGTGCTTCAATATACGAACACGCAAATCTTTCTTTCGAGATCCCTGCGTGATGCCAATGTAGAAATCACCAGTAACAGCATTCGTGATACTGTATACTATATGCTTTCGGTCAGAACGTTTCTTTCTCATCATGGCGTTATTATAGCACCTTTTGTCCATTGTGTCAAGCACTTTTTTAGTACCCATATGAGCGAAAGGGTCTTTCAAAAAGTGCTTGACAAGAGAATCGAAAGGTGCTATAATAGAGACTTAATTAATTAGAAAGTGTCTTATGCGTAGAAAAGAAATTATCAAAGGCCTAAAGAACTCTACTCGTCTTCGAGTGATTCTAGATGGCGTTGGTCTTTATATGAGCATCAGCGATACTGAGAAGTGTTTCGCTACGAGCTCGCATAGAGTGGCGACACAAGTTGCTCTACAACAACTTGTCAATGGCAAATGTAATGGCGTCGGCACTACAGTTAAAGTTTACGACAATAAACTGCAATCTCAATCAATTCAAGTACAGGTGGATATACTACAATGACAAATACAGATTACGATCTCGACGAATTCGTTAACAATAGCGGAACTAATGTCGATTTTACTAAGTATGAAGACGATGCAAGCACAATCGATATGTTTGAACGACTTCCAGCAATGTTCGCAGCGAAATTCAAATGGGATACTTTGAATGAATCTGCAGACCCAGTATTAGTATGGGAGCTTGATGGGCAACCCGTAGCATGGTACGATTGCGAAATGTTCGTTGGATATATAAAAGCATAACAACGGAAATTCCGTATTTTGAGGGTACTAACCTATTGATTTTATTGTGAAATCTGACACACGAAATCGTAAAGTACCCTTAAATAGACGTTTTACTTGACAATATACCTATATACCCTTTTCAATGAAAATAGCACTTGCCAGCGATTTACACTTAGAATTTCAAGACATCATACTCAAAAATACTGAGAATGCCGATGTCTTGATTCTAAGTGGTGATATACTTGTCGCCGAAGATCTACACAACCACCCAGAGGTTCATCCAAATGATCCTGTGGTTTTGCATAACTTGGGTCGCAGACAATCAACTGCATTACGTTTCCGTGACTTTATGAAACGCTGTAGTTTTCAATTTCCACACGTTGTAGTAATTGCAGGCAATCACGAATTTTATCATGGTAATTGGAAAGCCAGTATTCAGTACCTGCGTGATGAATATAGCAAGTTTCCAAACATCTATTTCCTTGAGCAAGAACTTAAGGTGATTGATGATGTAACATTTATTGGTGCAACATTGTGGACTGATTGCAACAAGGGTGATCCACTGACACTACATGCATTGGGTGATATGATGAATGATTTTCGTATCATTCGTAATGATGAACTTGGCTTTACTAAGTTACGTCCCGCACATACTGTACATCGCCATCACCGCACACTTGGTTATTTGAAAGCAGTATTGCCTGACTTGAAAGATAAGAAGGTTGTATTTGTTGGTCACCATGCACCTACCTTGAATAGCATACATGAAAAATATCGCAATGATCAATTGATGAATGGTGGTTATGCTAGTGACTTGAGCGAACTTATACTAGATAATCCACAGATTAAACTTTGGACGCATGGTCACATGCATGATCCTTTTGACTACATGGTTGGTGAAACCCGCGTGGTTTGCAATCCTCGTGGTTATGCAGGTCATGATAGTCAAGCCGATGTGTTTGAACTGAAATTCCTAGAAATCTGACAGTATCCGACTCTTTTGCTCGGATACTTACTTTTTGCTTGACACGATGACCAAAAGGTGCTATAATTGAGGCTTAAACAGTAAGGAACACGAAATGGCAAAGCTCTTAATTTCTACTCAGATTCACGAAAATTATGGCGCCCATGATTGGGACGGCGTAGGTGAATGCCCGCAATACTGGAAAGCCAAGGGCGGCAGTGATTATGTCGTTAAGAAATTCAAAGGCGATGCTACTATGGCTATCATGGGTCTGCGCTCGCAAATTGAATGCGATGACAATTACTTTCGCGAATCAATTATTAATTGGAAAATCGTTCCTAACGATTATATGACAGAGTTTGAGAAAGATCAACTTGGTTATATGGGCGAGATTCAGTATGGTCCTAAAGAACTCGTGTGGTAATATATAATATATGTCTTATACAGTATTCAAACATTCTAAAGAATTCGGTCCGCGCAAAGGTCTTGAAGGACCTTTCCATTATCGCAATGGCAGGGTTCTGTATTACGATCCTAAAGAAGGAAAGTATTATGATCCTTTGACAGATTTTTACGTTGAATACGACGAGGTAAAGGAACTATAAATGTACGTAGTTTGTCGAGAGTGTGGAGGAACACATGAACCCAATGTCATTAAAACACTTAATGTCGAAGAAGATTTCGAGGGCCGTGATGTATTGGAATTTATTTGCCCAGTCACGGAAGAACCGACGAAAAGTATTATTCTCGGCAACTAGTATAATTTCAGAAGAAAAGATTGCTGCATTTTTTATAATATCATTTATACTATGTGTCATAGTAAATGTAATAATACTATTTGCTTTAGATTATTTACTAGTAATTAAAGTAATAGGAATAATATGAAAAGCATTTTAGTAAATGCAGTCAGGGAAATGCTGGATCGTCATTGGGACGTCTATGAGATTGCGGCAAAGCTGAATTTAGATGTTA